TCACATATCTATTAATATTAGAAGAAGACTCATCCGCATAAAACCAAGTTACCTCTGTAAATAAACTATTATGACAAGCATAAATTATTTCATCTGAATTATAATTAAGACCAGGATTTTCAGATCCTGTAGTTGTAAATACATAATCCTCTACTAAACTAGGAACAGAAGTTACTGTACCATCATAAACAAAGAATCCACCAGAATCGCCCATCCACCATACGGCACCTTGTGCAAAAACAATTGCATGTTGACCTAAACAACCACAATTAGATCCTACTTTTCTAATAGTGAAAGTATAAGGAGGACCAACAAATTGCATAGTATATGCAGCACTATCTGTAAGAATTAATATATAATCTTTAGCTTTAACAGCTCCTATAATTTTAGTTCCATCATCTAGTCTAAATGTTCCAGCGGTGTTCGTTGATGTAGGTTGATAAACATCATAATCTTCTTGATCAGAAAAACGAATAAACATTTTATCTTGAGTTGCACCATTATTAATTGTAGTACACGTTCCTAAATGAATTACATGTCTATCTCTATCTGAAACAATAGTCATTACAGATTTAATAGGCATATTAGTATTAATTGTAGCTCTTCCTCCAAGACCAGTATTTGTAGGATCCCAAATAAATGTAGGACCATTATGCATTGTAGCAATTAATATTTCTCCAAAATTATCTAATGACCAAGATGCAGGATCTAATCTAATAGGAGTTTGCACAGAAGAAGATTGTCCCCATCCTACAAATGTATCTGCATCATAAACTTTTGCATTATCATTATGAGAAGCAGCTGTTGTTCCTTCAACTCCTCTAACGCACCCTGTAAAATCTGTTGCTGTTTTAGCTGTATAAGTTATTAATTCAGAATCAATTAATATTGTACCTGCCGCTGGAAAACCAGTTGTTGAATCAACTGTAATAGTTGCTTGAGAATTATCAATAGATCCGTTTAATTGATTTTGAGTAACTGTTGAACTAAATCCACCCCAGTTAGCGGTACCAAAACCATATCCATAACTTTGACCAAATGGACCAAAATTATAATAAGGATTAGTTGTTGTAGAACCTTGAGCTGTCATACCTGTTCCAGCTTCATTCGTAAGCATTGTAATGGTAAAAGTTCCAGAAGTAGGAGTTGTTTGTACTTCAAATAAATTAGTTGTAAAATCAGAAGTTGTATAAGTAGTAACACCTCCACCAGGAAGAGATACAGATGTAAGTTTAATAATATCTCCAATCTCTAAATCATGTCCTGCTTTATTAACTGTAATTATTGCAGATCCAGTAGTAGATGTAAAAGTACAACTTGTTAATGGAGTATCTAATGGTGTAATATCATAATACTGACCTTCAAAATAAATAACTAATAACTTATTTGTGCCAATGGCTGCATAACGGTTTCCTTTAAGATCTGACCAAATAAATTGTTCTCTGGCAGAACCTACTAATAATTCAGGTAATAATTGTTGCCATCCCCCTATTTTTTCAGGATTAGAATAACGAAAGCGAACGTAGTCTCCATCTATCCAACGACCTTCTGCTTGAGATGCAGTGTCTTGTTTATCAAAGCCAGGGGCTAATGGTATCTTCTTTAAAGGCATAAGGCATTATACCTTATATTAAGCTAAGTTGAAATATAGAGTTATTTACCTTCTATTTTAGTATCAGTGAATGTATGTTTATTAGCAACATCTTCATTAAATTTTAATTGCCAATCCATAACCATTTTAACAAGATTGTTTCCAAAATGTTTTAAATTTTCATCAGAAAAATGTAGTTTTCCTTTTCTAAAAAGAGTTATTCTTTCTTTCCAAGAAAATTCTATATCACAAGAACCATTTTCATATTGTTTAAATTTCATAAAATATATTAAACTTTTTGCGTCTTAAAAGCAAGAGTTACTCTTGGAGTTCCATGCTCTACTGGATCTAATCCTCTATGTTTCCATAGTGCAGGAAATATAATCAATCTATTTTGTATAAAATCAATTGATTCAATATTGTTAATATTATTATTTATTTGTATTTGAAATTGACCAGAACCTTTTTGTAATGTTTTTGAAGTCATTAGTACAAATGTAGTGTCTCCATCATCTTCATGAAATTCTCCTGGCATATTTGAATAATGTATATTTATGTACACTCTTAAAAAACCTAATTTATGTTCTACTTGTTTTTGTACTTTTAAACATAAAAATTTTATTAATGGGTCGTAAGGATTTAAATTAGCTTGATAAAAAGGACTGCCTTTGTCTAAACCTAACGAAGAATGACCAAAGTTATGTGGTATTTCTAAAAAATATTGTTCTAAATATTTTGATAAATCCTGATCTAAAAAATTATCTATAATTTTAATCATATTTAAAAAAATATCCTGCTATCCCCTGATCCTATATACCCACTCGGGTTTATATTAAAAGCAATAGAATATCTATCCGCATTAGAGTTGTTTACAGCAATACCGTGTTTTAGATCACTTGGAAACAATATTAAAAAATTATCTTCAGATATATTTAATCTATAATTTCTTGCATTAAAATCATTAAAATTTTCAGATTTTACATCCCAAAAATTATCTTTTTTATAAAAACAAATGTTAAAATCTTTTCCTGATTCTGGATAATAAACTCCGCTTAAAAAACTATTAGCATGTCTGTGCTCGGAAGAATGTCCTTCGGGTTCTGTTTTTGTTAACCAAGATTTTACAAATTTAAAATTCATTTTATATTGAAGAATATTTTTTAAATAATGATTCACGTGTTTTTGAATTTCATTTTTTAAATTACTTAAATCATTTAAAACATAAGTGTTTGATGACATATAACAATTATGTCCATTTTCATTTTTAATAAAATTATTATTTTTAATATAATTTAACATCTCATTCTTATCCACATTTACTCTACATATGTGTAAGACAGCTTCTGGAAAAATTGGAATTGTTAAAGAATTTTCCATTTATTTTTTATCCGGTAAATATATATCCCAATTTTTTAATTCGCATATAGATAATGCCTTGTCAAATTTTTCAGGGATAGGAAAACCAGCAAGATTAAAAGAAGTATTTAATAAAATAGGTACTCCTGTTTTTTTATAAAATTCATTTATTAAAGTATAATAATTTAAATTAAAATCTTTATTTAAAGTTTGTACTCTACAAGTACCATCCACATGAACTATAGCAGGAGTTTCATTTATTGCCTTTTGTTTTGCGTCAACCGCATAACTCATGTACGGAGAATTTTTTAATGAAGCAAAATCAAACCACTCATGTGCATGTTCCTCTAATACAGTTCCAGCTAAAGGTCTCCACCATTCTCTTTCTTTTTGACTATTTACAATATTTACAGCATTTTTATTTCTAGGGTCAAAAAGTGTAGATCTATTACCAAGGGCTCTAGGACCCCATTCAGATTCTCCTTGAAATATTATTAAAATTTTTTGATTTAATAATATTTCTATAGCTTCTTCTAATTTATAAATAATTTTCATAATAAATACAAACTCCAATTGCAGTACCAGCGTCTGTTGGTACTGGATCAACAAAAAAATTAAAATTAGGATATTTTTTTACATACTTAAAGTTATTACTACAGTTTTGAAAATAACCACCAGATAAAACAAAGTTAGTAATTTTTTTATATTCAAAAGCTTTTTCTATTAACCAACACGTTCTTTCAAAAGAAGAATCTTGAGCTTCTTGACATGTTTTAATTTTATTTATATCTAAATCAAATTTGTTATTTGATTGTGAGTAAGATGCTAATCCCATAACTTTTCCAGGGCCATCTTTTAATCCAACCTGACAAGCTATATTATCAAATAAAAGTCCACCGACAGATTGCGAAGTATATAAATATTCAACACCATTTTCAAAAAGACTTGTAGTATGCCCAGAATAATCAAGAACATTAAAATCTGATAAACAAAACTTTCTATTAGATTTATGTTGATATTTTTTAATAATTTTATTTTTTGAGACATAATAAATAGATTCTGTCTCTCTATATCCATAAAAATATTCATCATGGGAACCACCACCATCAATAATTATTGCCATAGCCTCATCAAAATTTGAAAAGTGAAAACCACAGGTAACATGGTAAATATGATGATTATTAATATTAAAATAATATTTTGGATTATCTAATTGCTTTTGAATTTTACCTATCGTTTTAATATCTACTTTATTTTGATGCCTTCCAAAAGAAGCATAGCAAACTATATCCGGTTTAAAATTTAATTTTTCATCTAAACAAATTAAAAAAGAATCATCTATATTAGGATTATCACTAATTATAAAATTTTTTTTATTATTGAATCTTTCTTCTTCATATAAATTAGATACAAATTTATCTTTGTAAAATGCAATTGAACAATTATGACTTATGTTGATTCCTAATAAATTCATTATTTTTCCCATTCTTTAAGTTCATTAAAGTTCCAAGCAATTGTAATCCTTTCTTTTTCATAAGGGTAAGGTTTAACTTCATGAAGTAAAAGAGGATCAAACAAAACAAATCTTCCCTTTTTTTCTAAAATATTTAAATCGTAATCTTTAAAATAAGTACCTGGTCCAGGACCATTAGTGCAATACAAAATTCCACAAAAAGCTGTAATTCCCCTATGATCGTGTTTTAAAGCAAAATCTTCATTTGGTTTTTTGTAAAAATTAATCCAAACGTCCGCTACAATAAAATTTTGTAGATATATTTTTTGAATAGATGGTTTTATTTTATTTAAAAAATCAATGAATAATTTTTCATTAGATAAAGCCGTAAAACCAGAATGATCTGCCCTGACATTTGTTTTTCTATTTAAATTATGTAAGACTATTTTTTCTCTTCCTTTTTTTACTAAATTATCTATTAAGTTGTAATCATCTATTTCTCCAACTACTATACAACTTTCTCTTTCGATGGTCTTTTTAAAAACAACCCCATCTTTGAAATCTTTTATATTATTTTCCATGGAAATTATGTTTTAAATATTGTTGGCATTTATAACATTTACCACAAAACTTTTCTTTCCCTGTACATGAACGAACTAACAGTTGTAATTCTTTTTCTAAAGAAAAGAAAGCCTCTGCTTTATTTTTAAAGCTATCTATTCCTGAGCCTTTAAAATTTCTCAATGGAAAATTTATTTTTAAATCTTTATAAAAATTCATATCAAAACAAGTTCCTAATAAAGCATAACCCTCTAAAGTTCCATCAACAAACCAATTAGCAGTATTTAAATTAAATGCTATTCTATCAAAATCATTATATGAAAAGTGACCTATCCAAATATCTTTAATATCATTTAATTTCGCATACATCGCTGCAAAAAACATATTCCATTGATCATCATAAGCAAAAACTTTGTTTATAGATTTTTCTCTATCTACATTATTCATGTAAAGAGATAATGAACTATAATTAAAATCTCTATATTTATTTTTTAAATATTCTAAAACATTTTTAGACGCTATGGATTGTTCTGGTATTCTATCTTTTGCAGAGTTATCATATCCTAATTCGGTATATAAGACATGCACTTCTTCATTTGTTTCTTTAAGAAAATATTTTAATAAAATTGTACTCTCTACTCCGCCAGAAAAAAGCAACAATATCATTTACTAATTCCGTATAAAATTCTTTTATCTTTAAACCATTCTTTATTAGGACCATTTTTATCTACATAATGTAAAAATGTTTGAGCATGCCAATCCCCTTTAAATTCATCTCTCCAATGTTCTATTTCACATCCTAAATATATTGCAGCATCTCCAGGTTCTAAATTCAATTCTGCACCATCCATGTATATTGGCCATTTATTTCCATCCGAACCAATCATTACTGTGACACTTATTTCACAAGCGGGTCTGTCTTTATGTTTTTTTAAATCAGCATTAAATGTATACATTCTCCAAAAAGCATATGTACATAGCAATTCTAAACCAGTTTCTTTCTGCATTAATTCTAATTTATTAACCATTAAAGATTCCATTAATGGGTCTCCATAAAAATAAGTATCTCCATTATTATTTTGTACGAAATCAAAAGAGTCGGAATTTAACCTATGTTTAATTCTACAGTAATCATTTAATAATTTTATTTCTTCTCGTGTTAAGAAATTTTTTATTAATTTATATTTAAAATCTTTTATAGTGCCCATGCTACTACTGAATACCTTTTTCCCTTCGTTACCGGCTTAACTGTATGAGGATATAAAAAATTGCTTGGCCAAATAATCATTCTATTTGGTTTCACTTCTACTTCCCACTCTCCACTTCCATCGGGATTTCTAAAACATAAATTTCCACCTTCATAATCGTTATTTAAAAGTAATATACAACTCATTGTTCTAGGTATATTTGCAAAATGATCTACATGCCAAGTATAAAATCCAGTATTTTCATATTTTAAAATTTCTATATCAAAAATTTCACGATAATCATAATCCAAAATATTAGCATCTTTTTGAAATTGTCTTAATTTATTATTAAAAAAATATCCTAATAAATTAAACCAATGAACAGATGTTAAAGAATTATCTGTTTTAGAAAGTGCTAAAGTATAAGTTTTTCGTATGTTAAAATCTTTTCTGTTTTGTTCTCCTCCACCTATTATGGCCTCTTCAAATTTAGAAACATTTGCAAAACGAATTAAATTCGATATTACACTCCAAGGGAGAACCCCATCATAAATTTTAATAAAATTTTTTATTTCCATGATTTCTTATTCCAGTATTTGTCTTTATATCTATTAATAATTGTAAGTCCATAAAAAATTTGAGACGTTTGTACATCTTTTTGTTTTCTTGATTTTATTAACATTTTCCAAGAGTCTCTTTTAAATGGAATAATTTGAACATAAGGAGTTCCTTTTTTTATTGTTGTTTCTAGAACAGGGTATTTATCTCCATTAATAACAATCGGGAAATTTACTTCATTTGGAAAAGTATCGGTTTCTACAATACCTGGAATAATAGAAAACCTATCGTCATTATTATTTAATGGAGGTACAAATAAACAAGAATATCCCTTAGGTGTTTTTATTTTCCAAGGGTTGTATATTTTATAAAAAGGTAAATTTTTATTTTTCTCTATAAGAGGAGAACCTTCAAGTTGGTTAACACTGTGCATATCTGCACCAAAATTTAAATTTACACGTTTTGCGCTTAAGTCTGCTGCCATGTTGTGTAATGCAAATTTTTGATAAGAATCTTTAATTTTTTTTCCTTCATTATTTACATTATCTACATTATGTTTTAAAAAAAAATCTTGAGGCATTTTAAGTAAATATCCAGAAGTTAAAGTATCTAAAAATGGCATACATCCTTTTACCGTCATATGCATGGAATTGTGCTCTAATTTTTTATACCATTCTGGAATATTAAGTTTTATTGGAATTGGATAATCTTCTTCTAAATTAAAATAATCTTCATGGGCACTAAACTCTATTATTTTATTAAACATGCTAATTTAATAGCATTTTTTAAGGTATTTGTAAAATAGAATAGTATGGATTACCAGTACTTTGAATGTACTGCTCTAGTGAAGATTCTAAAAATAAACTTCCCGCAGGTATTATGTTATTAACATTTAAAGAGTTTAAATAATTATAATAATCATTCCATTGTGAATATTTACCGCTTTGAGGTTGAGCTATTAAAAAATATTTAATTTGTGTTTTTAAATCATTAATATACGATGTTATGTTATCTTTCGTATATTGAGTTTGTATACTTTGTAATTCAATAGATGAGCCATTATAAGGAAGAATTATTTTGGTATTTAATTTAACTGAATTAAAGTCTTCTTGAGTTGCATTTATTTTTAAATATATATTTTCAGGCACATTCAAAAAAGAAAAATCTACATCATTTTCTGCTATTTTATAAATATTATTATTAGCTGTTTTATTGTAAATAAAATATGCCATTTTTATGTTCCGTTATTTTCAAATATTACTAAAACCCCTGGCTGACCATTTCCTCCAAATGGACCTCCGATCACAAAATTTGGAGCAGGATACGTAAGAGTTGCGCCCGGTGCATTACCTGGATTTCCAGGTGCTCCAGGATTGTATGGTCCTCCAGGATTAGCTCCATTAAATGTCCCTACGTTTGTAAAAGTAGTAGCTCCAGTAGCTCCACCAACACTAAAAGGTTGTGCAAAAGGTTGTGTTATAGGTTTATTAATAAATCCAAACCCACCTTGTCCTCCAGGTGATCCAGCCGCAAAAGAAGGAGACTCTGACATAAAATTTGTTCCAGGTCCAGGGTTACCACCTCCTGCAGTCATATACACAGCCATTCTATTTGTAGTAGGACTTGCAGTGTGAGTTCCAGAAGAAGGTCCAGTAGTAAATCTTGTAGGTATTCCCATTCCAGCTCCTGCTGATCCAGAAGATGCGGCAGTAATTCTACCATCAGCATCAACTGTAATTGAAGCAACAGTGTATGCTCCTGCAGTAACCGATGTATTAATTAATTGATTTGATCCTACAGAGTTTGCTGCAAGTTTAGCTTGTGTAATTGTTGATTGTGCAATTTTAACAGCTGTAACAGCGTTTGTTGCAAGTTTATTAGCAGTAACTGCAAATGATGCAATTCTAGCTGAAGTAACCGCAAATGAAGCAAGTTTAGCTTCTGTGATTGCTAAATTATCTATTTGTGCAGTAGCGATTGTTCCTGTTAAAGTATTTAATGATATCTCTACAACGTTTGTTCCGTCTGAATAACAAGCAACTAATTGACCAGAAGTTTCAATTGCAAAACCTGATCCTGATACAGTTTTAATTGTTAATGAATTACCATTTCTAGTTGTTTGGTCTCTTACGATATAAAATTTTTCTATTCCATCTGGTACTAATACTTGTCTAGCTGAACTAAGTGATCCTGATAAATTAAGGATCATGTTTCTCGCATTAGAAAGTGTTGCGTTAGACATTACTAATGTAACGTCAGATGCTCCAACGTTAATAGTTTCATAACCAGCAATAGCTTGTTGAATAAGGTTTAAATTTGAATTTGTTTTATCTCCCCATGTACCGGCGTTCTCGCCTGTAACCATAAGTTCTAGTTTAAGATCTGTAGAATAACTTGATGCCATTTATACTCCTAAAATATGTTATAAAAATACTATGATCATGCCGCTATGTCAACCGGAGTCCAAGTATTATTAGCTCCTGTTTGTACTTCTGACCACCCTTGAATATTAACAGATCCTTGACGTACATTCAACCTAGAGCCTGTCACTGTAGTACTTCCAGTTATTACAAAAGTAACTGTTCCAGTGCTTAAATTAGCTTGACTTCCAGTAACACTGTAAGTAGCAATATATTTAATTTGCCCTAAACTTCCATTTAATTGAGATCCTGTGACAGAAACATTAGCATCTGCAGAAGTGGATTCATTACCTATTAAAACATTTACTCGTGAACCTGTAACAGGAACTACTGTTTCTTGGAAAGCCTCTACTTGACCTATATTTAAATTAACCTGACTCCCTGTAACCGGTACGTTAACATTAATAATAATTAAAACAGTATTTAATCCTTCAGTTATATTTAATCTTCCAGCACTTGTAACTGTAACGTTTGCATCTCCTGTAATTGTAAGATTTCCAGTAGCTATAGTAATATCATCATCTTCATCGACATTAACTGATATATTTCCATCAATTTGAATATCTACAGGATGAGTAAGTGCTTCTAAAGCAGATCCTATTACATTAACTTCCGGGTCTTGTTCTCCACCCCAAGGAACTGCTCCCCATTGATAAACACCCCAACCTTCTCTAACTTCACCTTCAGCAGTTACACTTCCTTCACTTAAATTTAATCTTCCAGCAGTAGTTACGGGAACTAAAACCTCTGTAGCCACAGTTTCATTTCCAATTTCAACATTAAGTCTTGAACCAGTAATATCTAAATTAGCTGTTCCAGTAACAGTTACACCATTAATATTAGTATTTAATTGTTGACCAAAAATGTCTTGATTAGCATTTCCTGTTATAATTACAGAACTTAAATTATTTGCTACATTTAATTGAGAACCAGTTACTATAGCAACATCACCAACAATACCCCAAGTATATTGTCCCCATTCATTGGAACCCCATCCAGAATTAAATACAAATTCTACGCCTGATAAATTTTGATATACTGGAAGTGAAAAACCTTCTCCTCCCCATGTTGGAGTACCAAAGGTATTGTCGCCATAAGCGACAAGGCCAGGTGACGATACTGTAACTGTAATATCTGCCACCGTGGCCTCCTATGAATTAAGCGTTACCGATTCTTAAAATAGCAGCAGAAGTTGTAAATGCTGGGAACTGAATTGTAAATGTTCCAGCAGTTGCAGTTTTATTGCCACCAAAATCCAGTACACAAACTGCTTTGTTAGAAGCTGAAGTATTATATATTAAAGCTCCTCTTGCAGTTAATGTAACGTTAGTAAATGATAAATTACTAAAATTAGTTATCGCTACGGCAGAAGCTAGCGATGTACCTGAGTTAACAAGTGCTTTACCACCTGACGTATAACCAGCTGGTGATGTAACTTGTCCACCTGTAGTGAATGAAGTTGTTGATGCACCAATAGTTGCGTTAGTAGTATACATTGCTAATTTAAATTTATTGCCGGCAGGTGCAGTACTAAAATTATGCA